GCATCTCTAATTTTTGCAAAGTCAAACTTTTGTTGTTCTTTGTCAAAGATTGGTAAAAAGTTTAACCACATATAGTAGTCTCTTGTAATAAACCATTTCTTGGTATCCTTTATATAGAATACTCCTTTTCTGCATTTTTCTTTTTGATTGTCCCAATAATTTATAAAATCTTTAGATCTAAATGGAAATGTACAATATACATTTTGTTCTCTAAACTTTACTGCTTCTTGATTAAAAAGAAAACTTGTATCATCAAAGTTATACTTTCCTGGTTCAGAAAATATTTTAGCAATAGAGTTAGAAAATTCTTCTCTAGAATCAAATGATACTGTTGTCCATGTACCATTATCCCAACAGGGAATGTCTTGATATATTTCACTCATAATTAAGAATCATATGCAAGACCCTGACCTCCTCTAACTTTACTAGATTGCTCATCTTGAAGATCTTTATATACTCCTTTAAATGATGCTCTAATCTGATCAAAGTTTTTAGCTGCAGCTACTAGTGAATTAATATTACCATCTCTTCCTGCTGTAATTTGTGTAGTCTCCATATATTTAGCTAATCTATCTAACATAGAAGCCATTCCTTTATAAGCTCTTGATGTAGGAGTTTCATACATTCTTTGACAGAACTGTAAAGCAATAAAGATATCATCATCTTCTGTAGAAAACTCAGCATTTATTTCTTTTAGTATAATACTTTCTTTATCAATTTCAGGTGTATGAAAAAAAGGATTCATATCTGGATTAGGACAAGTCATATAAAAAAGATATAAATATATGTTAAGATGATCTTCAGGATAGTTATCCATAATATCTTTAAGTGCTTTTAGTGTATAACAATGTTCTGTAGGAATAACCACACCATTTTGAACATCAAATAATCTTACAATCATTTCTTTTTTATTTTATATTTATTGTCATGCAAATAATGCATAATACTTATTACTTCATCAACTAGATAAGGAATAGCAATTGGAATTACTTCTTTTACTATTGGTTCATTATTATAATTAAGTTTAGCTATTGGGTATCCCCATTTATCAACATCTTCTTGTTCAAATGAGATATGATGAATAAATATTCTTCCAGGTTTTAATTTAGGATTATGCTTGAGTATAATATACATATAAATACTTAATTGTAATGCATAGTGATTAAAATTACAATCATCTAAATTATCTAGAGGTGGTGATAGTTTATCTGACTTACCTTCCCAATCTGTATATGATTCTGTTTTTATTTCTTTATTAGTTTTATAATCAATAATATTTACTTTACCATTTACTATCTCTACTAAATCTGATTGACCACAAATACCAACTGATTTAAGATAAACCATATGTTCAGGATAAATACCAGATTCTAGTTTTTGTAAAGGAGCATATTTTATTCCATTTTTTTCAGGAAGAGGAGCAAATACTGGAACTGTATAACCTTCTCTTTCAATAGAAGCTAAGGCACATAAGTCAGATTCTCTTTGGTTATGATAATAAGTTCCTAATGTAGTTGCTCTTGTAGATTCAGCATTCCATATATTTTGAATTTCATCTGGTGATATGCCATACCATTTAGATTTTTTATTTTTAGAAACTTTTTCAGCAACTTTTTTAGCATCAAATGGTTTCTTAAAATGAGAAACAAGAGTTGTCACACTTATCCAGTCTATACCTTCAGTGCTTATACTATCATAACTATGATCTATGGCATTAAATGTAATACTCATAATGCATCAAGTTTATCTTCTTCTTCTTCAGTAATTAATGCTTTCCATTTTGGTCCTTCTGGATGAGGGCAAGATGAAGATAAAGATCTAGTTTTAAATGATAAAGAACATCCACATTCATTGCAACAAGGAGCTGTACCTTTTACAGCACATTTTTTTCCTTTAAGTTCACAATTATTACAGATATCATATCTTATTCTTGCTACTTCTTCTACAAATTCATCTCTAATGATAGAGTTTTTTACTCCTTCTAGAATTTGTTTTTTATTCTTCCACAGAGTTGTTAAAAGGTTTTTCATTTTTATTTTTTATAAAATTTATTTTTTTAAGTTCTTGTTGTTGAATTATTTTATCTAGTTCTATTAATAAGTCTAATTTAGTTTCAATACCTTTTTTATTATAATAAGCTGCAAATGTTGATGTATCATGATTTTCAAGTGAATTAGTATATCTTGGTATTGCATTTCTAACAAGTTTAGTTCTTATAATAAAATGTCCTAATCCTTCAATATTAATTCTTGGAAAAACTAAATTACTAAGATTTTGTCTTACTTCTTTATAATAAAAAGAAATTAAATCTTCAACAAATGTTTCACTAATGTTTAATTCTTCTGCAACAGGTTTGTATAATATGTTATACTTCTTCGGAATCATTATCTAAAAATTTATAATCTAATAATATTTTACCTTGAGTTTGTATTTTTAAACTTGGATTTAACATTATAAGTTTTTTATTACTATTATCTTTTATTATAAGATTATTTTTTTCTGATTTGTTTAAAGAATTTCTTACTGTTTGAGAAGATTTAAATATTTTTTCATCTTCTGCAGAAGCATCATAACAAAAATGAGTAAGTTCTATTGGTTGATTAAAACTTAATAGAGTAAGACAGTTAAGATCAGAGTCACTCATTGTTATATGATTAACATAACAATGAGTTAAAATCTGAAATTTAACAATGTCCCACTTGGGCATTTTTACACGTTTCTGTACCTGGTTAACTAAAGCCATGATTACTTTTTCTTTAATGTTCTTTTAGTAGGTTCAGTAGTTTCTTCTTCTGGTCCTTCTTGCATTTCTGATGCTAACATAGCATACTGCATTTGAATATTTGTTCTTTTAAATCTTATTTCATCTATACTAGTTAGTAAACTTTCATATTTTAATTGAGCTTCTAAATATGGTAAAGATTCAGTATAAAAAGAAAGCATCTGTTCTTTACGTTCTGTTAACTGTTCAGGTGTTAAATCTAATTCTTGTTCTTGTTGATCTACATTTTCCATTGTTTATATTTTTAAAGTTTAAACAAATATACTATAAAAGTTTAAATAAAAAATATTTAAACAAAAAAAATCCAGATAAATTAAATTATCTGGATTATTATAGCTTAAATAAGAATTTTATTTTTATCTATTTTTAATTGTCCAATTTAATATTGTTAGCATGTAAAATTCTCTAGAAATATCTATCTCTAAAGTAAATACATCTACTGAAGATAATCTAAATCTTATAGATATCTTATCCCATTGTTTTGTTGCTGATTTCCAACTGTTTCTAAATTTCATAATTGTTTATTTAAAAGGTAAATATTTAGTAGCTCCTCCAGCTTTCACTGCTTTAAGGATTTGTTTTCTTTGTTTTCCTGTAGACTCATAAGATACATGAACCCAATCAGGATTTGTATCTGTTCCAAATTCCCAAATCATTTGATCAAAGTTTAAATTTTCTTTAATAAAATCAAAGATTTGTTTATTAGTAATACTTGTACCATCCATATCAATATCAATTGCTTCACCAGAGCAATGTTGTGAGGACAAACTTCCCCCTACCGCAGTATTCAAGGCTTTGCTTCTGTAGCCAGATGAAATATGAATAGGAACTCCAAAGTGTTCTCTAATTGGTTGGAATACATTCTCAGCTAACTTCTTGAAGTTCTCAATGTGTTGAGGAGTTGGCATATTGCTGATTCCTTTTCTTTTAGCAGTCTCACTTCTTATTACTTCTGCTAATGCTAAATTTTTACTTAATTGCATTTTGTTTATTTTATCTTATTTATATCATCTTTGATATCCTTAGCTCTAGCAAATAATAACTTCATTGACTGCCATAGGTCTATGCCTTTAACTATCTTGTAGTTCTCATTAATAGACATTACCTCTATACTAGCTAAAACCAATGCAGTTACTTTAGTAAGCATGAATGGTACACTAAAGAATGTGAGAATAATATCATTGAGTATAAATTTATCTATTAGAAAAAACATTATTACAGTTACTTCATAAAGTGCTAGTTTACTAATTATAGATGAAAGCTTTCTGCTAGTTATTTTATCCCCTAGCTTCTTAGCTTTCCAAATCCCTGTAAAAGTATCAATAGCTATTAATACTCCAATCATCAGGAGTATTCCTGAGATAGGTAAAAAGAATGCAAAGCAAATAGATATAATAGTCAAAAGTTCTTGTTGTATTGATATTAGTAATAGTGATAATTGTGTTTTCATAATAAATAAAGTTTAATCATCTTGTATCCAAAGTATACAAGAAGTATAAGAAATAATATTACTCCTAGTACAGCAAAGAAATTTACCCACCATGGGATATACTTAATTTTCTCTGGCTTTAAAGTTTTAGTTACAACCTTAGTATGATATACATCATTCCCTTTAATAGTTCTATATATTGTTTGAACTCTAGCTTTAGATGTGTATATGTTGTTTTGTAATTTTGTTTGTAGGCTTATTAACTTACCATCCTTGTCTCTAAGGTCTCCATTTAGTTTAGATATAACATTACCTAATGAATCACAATAAAGTGTGTCTAACAGTGTTATTGTTTCTCCAGGAATAGTTATAGTGGTATCTTTAATTTTAATTACAGTTATTGTACTATCTTTTTGAACACACAAAGGACAATACTTAGCTAGTCTTTTTTCCAAAGAACAAGATGATAATAATAAAAGTAGTATAACTAAGTATTTCATATACTAATTTTAATATGTTTTAAATAATGTAAATAATTCAGAATAAATAGAATTTCCTGCATCAGCAGTATTCCACTGAGCAGTTATAACAAGTGTATTAGCTATTGTAGTATCAAAAGTTGTGTTATTTATTATACTAAAATTTACTCCTTCAAAGTTAAGACCTGAATTTTTAGTATATGCAAACAATCCTCCTGATGCTATAGAAGCTACAGTAGCTATTCCTAAAGTTCTTACAGTAAAATTAATATCTAACTTCCAATGTTTAGCAGTAGCTGCACTCATCGCCATTACTCCTGTATCTGCTAGTAATATTCCTGAAGCAGTTTTAACTCTAATATGCAAAGTAGCTGAACCTACACAAGATAGGTGACCTATTAATACACCGCTGAAGCTATCCCCTACTTGAAATCCATTTGCAGGAATTGTAAGAGTTCCTAGACCACCATCTAATAAACTACCCTCAACGGCAGTAGCTGTTACAGGTGTACTAGAATTAGTTTGAGTATATAATCTATTTAAAAATCCTGAAGGATTTAAAGAGTATCTATCTATATATATTTGAGTACTCATTGATTAAGACAAATAAGTAATTAAAAATGTAGTTCCTGTTGCGTTATAAGGTAAACCAGTTATAGTATTATTTACTCCTGGATCAAAATTAACTGTTACTCCTGCTGGTATTGATTGTAAATTTACAGTACCTGCTCCAGCTCCTACATTTGCTACAGAAAATCCATAAGATGTTGGTATAGTACCAGTAGTTGTAGAATTAATAATATTTGGTGTTCTTGTTGTTGGAAGTGGAATTAAAGTTACAGCATTAATTATTCCCTGTATTCCTTGTAGCATTTTTAATTGCCAAGGAAAATTATTTCCTTTTTGACCGTCTGTTTTTAAATCTCCTACTGACATAGTTTTTTATATTAAATGATGTTATATCTATAATATACAAAAAAATTTACAACTTTCCAAACATATATTTTTCTGCATTTTTAATTGAATCATCTGCTGCCAGCATTTTCTTAATTATATTTTTATCAACATGTTTAGGATGCACATACCAATCCTCATAACAACTAGTATCATTTGGTGCAATGTTACTTGCAACAAGTAAATACCCTTTGCTTAATAAGAAGTTTCTAGATTTTTTTCTGAAAGATCCTGATACATCTGTGTAATGATCATGCTCATATGTTATAACTCCAAAAGAACATTGATCCCAAGGAATCATTGTCATAATTTCATAAGTAGTTGATGGTGGCTCACAGTCAACTTGTAAGTAGTCAATGTGACCTTTAAGTATAGAGTAATCAAATTTTGTAGCATCACATAATATAATTTCATTTTTTCTTTGTTGTTTAAACTTATTTACTTCAGGTTCTAATATCTCTAATGATGTACCTATCCAACCCCATTTTTCTAATAATGCTGTATTATTACCATGAAATGGATCTGCTGCACCAATTTCAAAATATGTTCCATTTTTTTTACCATTAACCATAGATAATACAAACATATCTTGGTATGATTGAGAAAAGTTTTTTACAATAGTTTCTGATCCTGGAAACTTATACATTAACTGCTCATGTAATCCTTTATGATATCTTAAGAATGGATCTGGTCCAGAACCTAAAGATGTTATATTAGTTTGTACTAGTTTTTTATATTTATCAGATAATATATTAGAATCAGCTACTAAGTCAAGAAATATTTCTCTAGCTTCATTTCCTCTACCAATTGACCAAGCAGCAACTGCTTTTTGAAATTTAAGTTGATAAGCATTTTCATAATTAAGATTAGAAGTTACTGTTTTTGCATTTGCATAAACTCTTAATCCCATAAGAGCATAACTATACATTTGATGATAGTTTTTTTGTTTCTCATAATACTCACTTAAGAATAAGTATGCTTCCGGTCTACCTGGTTCAAGATTAAGAGCATTCAACCAAAGACTAAGTTCAGTAACAGGTCTTCTTGTAAGTGTAGATAAACTTTTAGCCACCATTAATAAAGCTTCATATGTTTTATCAGATATTTCAGAATACTCACCAGTTCTAAGATAAAATGACATTGCTGAAGCATAATGACCTTGTGTAAAATAAAACTCTGCAAGTTCAAATGTTTTATTAGCATTATACGGATCATTAATAAATAATTCTAATTTATGTGGAGTTGTTCCTTTAGATATTGTTAAAGGCATTTTTTCTGAAAAATTACACATATCTTCAATTACATTTGCAGGAACTTTTAAGACATAAGCTGTAGAGTCTTGAAAACCAAATGGAATTATAAAGTCTGAACCATCAAATGCTAAACCACATGAAAATTCAATAGCACCAGTCATAAATTTAAACTCATTAGAATAATGTACTATTTTCCAATTTTTATCCCATACAATAAATCTGTGATAATATTGAGCATCTTTTTTTCCTTGTTCATTTTTCCAAAGATCTACTTCATGTGTAAGTGCTATATACATATTACGGTATGAAATAACTTGTGAACCTCCTCTGATATCTCTTGGAAATTTAATATCTTGCTCAACTAAATGTATAGTTTTAGAAGTTCCTTTTTCTATATTTACTTTTACTACTTCAGTTGGATTAGTCCATTTTACATAATGATAAGGCATATCAAGAATAGGCATCCAGTTCTTTTCACAATATGATTTTGTTGGTGGTTCTATTCTGTATCTTTCTGTCTCTTTACTTCCGGAATCAATAACTGATAGTTCCATTCTACCTTCACCATCTGTTTTGGTATCCCTGCGCACACCTGTAAGATATAAGTTATCATTCCAATTTACTACTCTAGCATCTTCAAGACCAATAAATTCCCATATAGGTTTAACATCTAGTTTAAATGTATCTACTTTATGGAATTTGTCAATAGCTAATGTATTAGGATCCAATTGACATAAGTAATTGGTTGTTCTAAGAGTAACATCATCTTCTGGATTAAGATATGCTAAAGGACCCCATGAAGTTTGATACTTTTGCTCTCCTTCACTATGATACAGGGCATACTGTACATGTCTTAGATTTAGTAAATACTTACCATCTTGTATAAGAATAGATGGATTAGTTAAGCCTAATCCTTCTGTCATATTAGCTGGTAAAATTAAGTAGTTTATAGATCCCCCTTTTTCTAGGGCAAGTTTACATAAGTTGTTTATCATACTGTTGGTTTTTATCCTACAAATATAATACTTTATTTATGCTTAACAAGGAAATTGACTTATACAATCTTCACAGCCACCTGGATAATCAAAGCTGTATATAATAGTTGCTGTACCAGATACAGTAGATACAATTGCCCAACATCTATCTAAAGTGTCAACTATAATACTACCAGTTCCAAGATAGTCTGGTGCATATACTAATTGATTAGGTAAATTACCACAACAATCACTTACTTCAAATAACTGTGTTTTACATCCAGTATCTGCAAGACATTGCTTACAATCTTTATAACTACCACTTATATTTGTAATTGTCATTGTAGCAGGACCTGTTAAAGACCAACTAATAACTTCCCAACATACTTTTATACTTGGCTCTAAACTAGTATCTAAAATTAAAACTTCTCCAACAAAGTATCCAAATGGAAGTAATGCAACTTCTATTTCACCTGTACAACATTTTTTGAATACATAGAATAAATCATCTTCAGGACATGGATTATCAGTTATACAAGTCAAACAACCAACAGGTGTACTTATAGAAGCTGCTTGAATAAATGCTCCATTAACTAATAAAGTGTTAGGTATATCAACAATTCTCCAACAATATCCAAATGTATCAACAAACGTATCACCTATAGCAACACCACCTCCAAGTAAATTTAATGTAGTATTTAAACCTAATTTTGATTTACAACATGATGCAATTCCAACAACTTCTGGACAAACATTATCATCAGTACATGTTGCATCACTACAATCAGTTTCTGTATAAACGGTATCAACATAAATTGTAAATGAAATAGGATTTGGGGTAGTTCCTACAACTTGCCAACAGAATCCGTATGTATCAACAAAGGTGTCACCAACTACAACTCCTGGTAAAGCTCCTGTAAATATTTGTCCTGGTTGACCACAACATGCTTCAACAATTAGATTTTCAGGACATGGGTTTGCAGCAATACAAGTAGCACATGAAGCATAACTAGTAGTAACAGTTCTTGAACCTGTAATAGGAAGGTATGTATTTGTATAAGCTTGCCAACAGTTTCCTTCATTATCAACAAAGAAATCTCCTGGTGATAAACTTGGATCATATACTATTTCTTGAACTGAAAGCTCACAACATAATCTTAGTATCATGTTAGGTGCAGTATTAACTAAAGCACAATTTCTTTGAACTGATAATGTGTAAGAAAACTTTAATGCAAAATAAGCGGAATCATTAAGGGTATTATCTAAACCTAATGCTACAAGAAATAATGTATCACAAGCAGGTAAAGTTTGAGATAAAACATGGGTTGTACTAAAACAATAATAATCACCACTTTGGCCTGGAAAACCTTCAGAAAAAAATATAGTATTTGTTGGAATAATACCTTTTTCAATACCTAAATCATTACAATTAAAATATGAAAGATTTGTTGTAAGTGTAGGAGGTGATACAACATCTCCCGAAACATATGCCTTATATGCTGTTCCACATAATGTAATAATATCATTAGGAAATAAATCAATTGGTAAAGGAACACCTGCATTATTTTGATCATTTTTTATTCTAGTGATAAATGGTCCAGATTCAGTCATCTGCCATGGTGCTGTATTCCAACCTCCTAGCTCATGACTAAAAAACAACTCATAACTACTTGGACTTATATTTTCAGTATAACCACTATTAGAAGCAATAAGCATGTAGTCATACTCACAACCACATTCAATTGTAACGTTAGCTTGACCACCTCCAGCATCTGTTGCTGTTATACAACTTCCTAAAAAGTTAATTGCTGTAGTAGATGATACTATTGTAGTACCTTCATCTTTAATAACAAGTGATCCACCACCTATTGATACATTTCCTATACAAGCAATAGAACCAGGTGCTGGAAAATTATCAGTATTATTTGCTGATAAAAATGAAACACCAAATGTATGATATGTTCCCAAATCCGTATTAGAAGTTACAGTATAGGAATATAAAAATCCATTTATAACAAATGATATTATAGAACCTACAGAAATAGAATCTAAAAATGAATCAACATTATTGGAATTTCCATCAATATCTGAAATGTAGAACGTATTAACTGAACTTCCTATTGAACCATCATTTGTAAAAATTTCACCACTTGATACTGATGTAGATGTTCCCCAATCCCAACAAGCTATAGTAGAAGTTGAACCAGTTATGCCTTGTATACCTTGTAGACCCTGGATTCCCTGAATACCCTGAGTTCCTTGAGTGCCCTGTACACTAATTCCTTGAATTCCCTGAATACCTTGAAGACCAGTAAATCCTTGAGAACCCGTTGCTCCAATAGCACCTTGAGCACCTGTATCTCCTGTAGCTCCAGTACTACCCTGACTTCCAGTTCCTCCTGTAGTTCCTTGAGCTCCTGTTGATCCAGTTGCTCCAGTAGTACCTTGTGAACCGTCCAAACCAGCAGTACCTTGACTACCAGTTGCACCAGTTGAACCCTGTGACCCTGTGGCACCTGTAGATCCAGTGGTTCCTTGACTGCCGGTTGCTCCAACTTCACCTTGTGCTCCTGTGGTTCCTTGACTACCTGTACTACCTGTTGATCCTTGAGATCCATCTAATCCAGCAGTACCTTGAGCACCAGTATTACCTAATATTCCCTGTATTCCCTGGCTTCCAATTTCTCCTTGACTTCCAGTTAAACCTTGTGATCCAACACTTCCTTGTATACCAGTACTACCTTGACTACCTATAGTTCCAATTTCTCCTTGAACTCCTTGTATTCCTTGTAATCCAGTTATACCCTGTGTACCAGTTTGACCTTGTACACCTTCATTTCCTTGAATACCTTGACTACCAGTTAAGCCTTGCGCACCAGTTGTACCTTGGCTACCGGTATCTCCAGTATTTCCCTGAATTCCTTGAGAACCAATTAAACCTTGATTACCTATTATTCCTTGAGGTCCTTGGATACCTTGAATGCCTAATAAACCTTGTGTACCTTGAGAGCCAGTTTGTCCTTGACTACCAATTGTGCCTTGTGTACCTATTTCACCCTGTATTCCTTGAACTCCTTGTGACCCAGTGTCTCCTGTGTTTCCAGTAGATCCTTGAGAGCCTACACTACCTTGACTTCCAGTAGAACCTTGACTTCCATCATTACCAGTTGCACCCTGAGCACCTTGACTACCTGTATCACCAATAATTCCTTGTGGACCTTGAATTCCTTGTATGCCATCATTACCTTGAATTCCATTTGTTCCTTGTATACCTTGAGCTCCCACGGATCCTTGTAAACCAGTAGATCCAGTAATGCCTTGAACACCTTGTGTACCTGTAATTCCTTGTATTCCTTCTGTTCCTTGAGCACCAGTAAGTCCAATAACTCCTTGTATTCCTTGAGCTCCTATAGATCCTGTATTACCTTGTGCTCCAGTTGTCCCTTGACTACCTGTAAAACCTTGAATACCATCAATACCTTGTACACCTGTTGTTCCTTGGTTTCCTTGAATTCCAGTAATACCTTGTACACCTTGAGATCCTGTACTACCTGTTGATCCATCTAATCCTTGAATACCCTGAATGCCTTGCAATCCAGTAATTCCTTGAATGCCTTGCAAACCTGTTAAACCCTGTATTCCGGTAATACCCTGAGTTCCCTCTATACCTTGGATACCTTGACTACCAATTTGACCTTGTGATCCTGTTGCACCTTGTGTACCATCAGTACCTGCTATACCTTGTGAACCTACTGCACCCTGTGATCCAGTATTACCTGTAGATCCTTGGCTACCAGTATTTCCTAATATTCCTTGTATACCTTGAATTCCTTGAAGTCCAATATCTCCTTGAACACCTAACAATCCTTGGATTCCTTGGATACCCTGAGCTCCAGTATTTCCTACTGAACCTTGTATTCCTAAAGCTCCTTGTATTCCCTGTGAACCAATAGTTCCTTGACTTCCAATTTCTCCTTGAATACCTTGAGTACCCTGAGAACCAGTATTACCTGTTGAACCTTGTGAACCAGTATTACCTAAAATACCCTGAATTCCTTGTATTCCTTGAGAACCTACAGAACCCTGAGAACCAACCGTTCCCTGGAATCCTGTAGTTCCTTGTAAACCCTCAATACCTTGAATACCTTGGGCACCACTATTGCCATCAATACCTTGTATACCTTGTACACCTTGTATACCATTTAAACCAGTTAGTCCTTGTATTCCTTGGATACCTAAACTTCCTTGAATTCCTGTACTTCCTTGTATTCCTTGAATACCAACTCCACCAGTAAATCCTTGTAAACCTATAAAACCTTGAATACCTTGGTAACCTTGAACTCCTAACCCAACAAATCCCTGGATACCTTCTAAACCTTGAATACCTTGTATGCCTTGATAGCCTTGAACACCTATTCCAACAAAACCTTGTATTCCTTGTGGTCCATCAAAACCTTGGATTCCCTGTATACCTTGTATACCTTGGATTCCTTGAATACCTGCATTACCTTGTATACCAGTAGTTCCTTGTACACCTTGTCCTGCAAATGCACCTGAAATACCTTGGACACCTTGCACACCTTGAATTCCTTGAACACCTACATTTCCTTCATTACAAAGCCAATTAACTATTTCATTTAAACCTTGTGCTACTGAAGTATACTGAGTTATTATTGTAGTTCCTTGGCAAATAATATTTTCTCCAAAATATATAACACAATCTGCATCATATACTTCTGAACATTGTTCAGGATCAGGACATGTATATTGAGGTTCACATGAAATAGGCGTAGTTAACCCATCATTACAAAAAAAATTTTGATCTGGGTGATATTCAGACATTTAGATATAGGTATTTAATTTAATATATAACTTTATAATTAAATAATTAATCAAATACATATATTTAATTATATACTTAAATATTTATACTTTAATCAAGTATAAGGTAAGAAATCTCTAATGTATTATTAAATGCTGTTGCTGCTGAAACATTATAAATACGGATATCAAAACTTCCATTAGTAATAGTTTCTGTAATTAATACAGGAATTCCAGCTCCTGGATGATTTACTGTAAGTAAAATTTTAGATGCTGTAGTTACTTTACTATTATTTACTGTAAATGCTGCATTAGAACCTCCTGCTAAAGTACTTGATACTGTAGTAATAATTCCATTATGTGCATTAACTGTAACA